TGTTGTTTTATTATAAATATTAGTATTATTCAAAAGTTGTACCTGTGGGCTGAATATTAAAATCTAGGATTATATATTCTGCTGTTCTGGTTGGTTGTAAATAAATTTGGCCTACTAATTCATTTCTATCAATTACATCAGGGGTATTATTTGAATCATCCATTACAACTTTGAAGGCAAACAATCCTTGTCTTTGTTGTACTGATTCCAAATATGGGTTTACAATTGAAAGGAATTGGTTTCTTGTACGAGTTGTGTTTTGTTCAAATACTAATCTACGTGATTGAGATCCGATAAATCCTTTAAGTTCAATAAGTAATCTTCTTACGTTTACTCTATCAAGGGCAGAGGCTTTTTTCTGTAATGTTTTTTGACCAAATACTGTAACGCCTTGTCCTGGGAAAGTTGCTAGAGGATTAATTTTACCATTATATAAAGTATCGCGTTGATTCTTATTAAGGTTAATTTGGGTTCTAATTACACTTCCTAATCCTCCTCTATTAATACCTGCAGGGGCAAACCAAGGGGCGGCTTGTTGATCATTGAATGCGTATACTCCAGGAATTACTACAGATGCAGGAACCCAAACATTTTGCCCTATTGCATTATCTGGAATTTGAACCCATGGCCAATATGCTGCTGCATAATTAGTGTCAAATGTTTGGGCTTGAATCACAGCAGAAGAAACAGTAGGATTAGCCCAGTTAGTTAAATCTACTGGGAAGAAACAATCTCCTCTATCTTGAGCCAGATTCACAACATCAGTAATCACTGAGCTAAAAGTAGAATTGGCTTTAACTAGACCTGGTACTGTAATTATGTTAAAATTATATTGGTCTTTATTTCTTAAAATTTTAATTGCATCAGTATATCCACCAGCAGGAATACCTTGGGCTTCAGTTCCTGAGGTTCCATTTTGGTAAAAAGTGGAAGATGTTGATAATACACCAGTAGCATTTTCGAATGATCCACTAGCGTTTATAGGAATACTTGCAGTATATTCTGGTTTAGGATCTCCGGCGTTATCAAAATAATCTAAGGTTAGAGTATTTACTGATTTTACTCGTACATATCTTGATACGTTAGGATAGGATCCAGTTACTAAACCTATAGTTACATCATTTCCGTCTGTTATTTTTCCAAATTTATAGTCACCTATTACTTTAGAGATATAATTATTTTGATTAGGATCTAATGACAAATTAGCCCAAGTCTCTAAAATGATTTTACCTCTTAGGCTGCTATCATCTCCTCTTCGGATTAATAGATTAAAAGTTCCCGAACCTGTATCTGCTCCTACAATCTCCCATCTTAAATTATCTATACTACCTGATGGTAAAGTACCAGATACTTCAGTTGATATTGAATTTTGATCTTCTCCTTCAGAAAGAGTTTCTAATACAAATGCTGTTTGATCTAAAGAGTTAGATACCGCAGTTGAAACAGCAGAAGTATAAGACCCCGATACAACCCGAGTAACTAATACTGATGTTCCTCCATTGTTGAAATAATTTTCAACTGCTAATGAGGTAAAGTATGAGTAATACTGACTGCCACTTTTGATTTTATCACCAAATCTATTCTTATAATCTGAATAGGATGTTACTAAAGTAGGAATTTCTACTGGGCCTTTTACAGTAGGTCCTATGATTGCTGCTCCTGCTTCTACAGCTACCTCAGTTGTGAAAGAGAGATCATTTTCTCTCGCAAATACTCCTGGGGATAATATTGATTCTGCCATGTTATTAAGTAGTTGTTATTTTGTTATAAATATTTGTAAAAGTTTTAAGATTCAGTAGGGATGAATTCTCCTGTAGATAGATTAATATTTCCTTTCCCGTATATTTGTTCTAGGTGTGTTCCTAGTTCTGTTTCTTTTTGTTTAACATGTTTAAATTGATCTTTCAATTGATTTTTTTGGGTTTCTAATTCTAATAATTGAATTTCAATTTGCCCTAAAGAATAAACTAATTGATCATAAGATGCTTTAATTTCATTAACTTGGTCTAACTCTTGTGAGGTTAGTTTTTTCATATAAATCAGATTAAATGTTGTTTAATATAAATATTAAAAAAATTAGGCAAATTTTCCTATAGCTATTATCTCATCAGTAGATTCTAAACTATATCCCAACTCAGTAGTATTAAGGGTTAAGATAGTTCCTATACCCCCATTAATAAATGATGTTATAGCTAGAGGTTCTATTAATTGCCCATTTACAAAAAATGTAAAATCATTTACTGTAGTAGGAGAAAAACCAGAAGGGGCAGATAATATTGTACTAGAAAATTCAACACTGTTGGATGTAATATTAGTGCCTAATAATTGTTTCACTTGAGTTAAATAGGTTTTAACTTCATCTGTAAGATCAGCTCCGCCTCCACCACCTCCGGTTAGAGTGGAGTCTATAAATCTTGATGTATTTACAGCAGTAGATTTAGATTTTTGTAAAGCCTCAAATTGTTCAGATTCGGTAGTAGTATTAAAATTAATTATTACTTTTCCTTTAGAATAATATCTTTTAAATTTAGCTATATCAGCATTAATATTATCAGGGATTATATATCCATTTAAATTTATTGTAAATGTGTTTCTTATTGCCCTATCCTCACCATTTACTAATTCAGTTTGAGTAGATATATCATCAATCATTGCCCTAAATTGAAAACGCTCAGGTGTCCCCCAATAAGAATTTTCAGCAAAATTAATTGCCTCTATGATTTTATTGTTTTGTTCTACATAATCAGTAAATACTATTACATCATAGGTAATAGTAACATAATTAGGAATAATTACTCCTATATACTCTTCTACTGGGGTTCTGTTGGTTAATATATCAAAGTTATTATATTGATTTCTTCGGTTAAATTTAGTTTGGGTTATTAAAAAATTTCTAGCATTATTAGCATCTAGTTTATTTCCCAATCCTCTATTATTGGAGAATCCTGTACGTTTGAAAGTTATAAGAGGAACCATGAGTTTACCATCTTTATCACGTAAGAATCCTTGTTTTTGAATAGATGCCCATCTTTCAGGAGACCCATATAATATAGGGACAGATAATCTTTTATTATTTTGGGTAACTGTAGGGCGAATTATATTTTCAAAATAATATAAGATAGATTCATCTATATCTTTTAACCCAATAGATAAATCTTTTATTTTAGAATTTTTGACTGAAATTTGTTCTGCCCGATTTATATCAGGTTTTGCTATTATATCTTTATTTTGTTGAGGGTTAGCCCCTTTCCCATAATTAGTCAATTCATATGGTTCAGTCAAACCATATAAAATTTCAGATTGGGTTTTGGGGGTAGGTTTTATCCTTCTTTCCTCGTTTTTCATTATAAACGTTGTTGTTCTATATTAAGTTTTTCTCCTCTTGTTAAATGGGTTTCACATACAATTGAGAAGCTAGACCCAAACTGATTTAAATAAGGAGCATTATAGGCATAATCTGGATCTTTGCCTAATATTAATTGATTTTCTATTATATTATCTACTTCATAATAAGAATTAAGATAAAGGATAATATCTCCTTTTTCAGGGACTATATTTTTATCAACTAAATCATCTCTTAAAAATCTATACTTTATATCTCTAAATTTATCAGGGCCAAAATCTGAGTCTTGGTTTTGTTGATCTCCTCTTTCAATTAGACAATTCAATAGAACAGGTTGCTGATAAAATTTTTCTGAACTTTCCCCATATATGTTTGTAGTAGAATTAGAAAGAGATAATTTATAGTAACCAATTTGTTGTTCTATGATATCATTAACTAGTTCCCTAGAGATATGTCTGAATAAAGAAATATCACGGGATGATCCAAATAGTGCCATTAATCTACTTGTTGTATTTTATTAGGGTCATACTTAAAAGCTTTTAGATCAGGTATACTTGCTAGAGCATCTTTTTTTACTAATTCAAATGCTTTTCTTGGAGGTTTAGTAGTAATTATCCTAACACGAATTAATCCTGTATTTTCTTTGATATTTTCGGGAGTCTCATTATTTACTACTACCACTCGAGTCACTGCTCTTATTTCATCCAGTATATTAGTTATAAAACTATCAGGAGAATGTTCTACCAATACTAGAGTAGAATAGGTTTTAAATCGTTTTTCTAAAAGTAAATCAACTAGACTTATCATTTTACGTATATTGTTAAAGGTACATTACTTAATTCTTTTTGGAGATAATCAGTCTCTAATGAGCGTTTTTCAAGTTGAGCTTTACGAGATACCTTTTCTAACATTTCACGTAAGTTCTCTAAAAGTTTATCTTTTTCATCTTTAGCACTAGATAATAAATCAGAATGGTTTAGAGTAGTTTCAGAACCTGGTATAGGGACTGTTTGGTATTTACCTCTAATATAGCCTAAAGTCTCTTTAGCTAAAGCTAAAGTATAACGATATATCCAACTTCTTCCTATAGAATTTATAGTAGCATATGATGGATTATCATACGGGACATTACTTATATCAGTTACTACACTGCCACTAGTAGGAGTTATAACTTGGGAACGTTCAGATTTTAAAACATATTCAAAATGTAGAGTTCCATCTTTTATAGGAATAGGGAATATTTTTAACTTATTATTTTTTAGTTCAAATGAGAAACTAGATTTTCTGACTTGATCATTTAGTTCTATGGCTTGTAATTTTTGTATATCATAAGATATAGGCATTAATAAAAAATTAATACCTGGGGAAAAATTCCCAAATCCAAAAGATTCTAATAATGATTGAACTCCTGTTCCTGTTCCTGCATATGGATCAAAGAATCTAATTATTGCTGGATTTTCTTGGAAGAATATGCGTTTAATTTCCATATCCCTTGATGATATGCCCAAGGTGGTGGCCCATGTCTCTAAATCATAATCTTGTATAGATTGTGTTAGAGATATAGAACCTGTATAATATTCGAGTTTTCCACCTGTTCCTGCCTCACTACCATATTGTTCCGAAATACGAATAACCATTCCCATATTAGGAGATATAAGTTGATTATTTAATGGAGTAGAGATTGGAGAACTTTCAAGAGAAAGATAATCATTTTCTATTTTCCATAGGTATACTTCATTACCATAAGTAGTTACTGCTTCTTCAAAACAAGTATATATGTTTATTTCTTGTAATTCTGTCTCAGTAATAGGATATCCTAAACGTCGAGTAACAAAAACTGTTACCTTATCTATATCAGATTGGAAATCAATATCATTATCATAAAAGCCAAAAGGTGTTTCCCCACTACCGGAATCAAAGCTTGAACTACCTGGCCATATTGGGATATTCATAATTTATTGTTTGGGTATAAATATTAGGATGTTTATAATTAATTTAACTAAATTCATAATCTAATATTTTCCCTACTAAATCAGATCTATGGTTTTCTTTTAATTTAATATATTTTATTTCTTCTATTTTTTTAGATAGTTCAATAACATAACTTAAACCATTCATTTCCCCATTAATAGGTTTAATATCAATTTGACTATTGTCTCCATTTATTATTATTTTCCCACTTTTGCCTAATCGAGTAAGTATAGCTAATATTTCAGTTTTGGTTAAATTTTGGGCTTCCTCTACTATTAATATATCATCTACTGTTTTACCCCTAATAAATTGGACAGGGAGAGCTGATATTTTTCCATTCTTTATAAATTCATCTATTTTTATTTTGTCCATACATTTATAAAGATTTTCTACTAAAGCCTCAATATATGGATCAAATTTTTCCTCTAGTGAGCCAGGCAAGAAACCTAATGATCTTCCTACCTCTATTGCCGAGCGGGTTACCAGGATTTTATCACATTGTTTTTTATTTAAGAAATCTAATGCTACTATAGCTCCGACTAGACTCTTTCCACTTCCCGCCCTTCCTGTAATTATTACTATTTGGTTATCTATTATTAATTTTTTTGCTTCTTTTTGTTCTTCATTTAGTGTTATTTTATATTTAATCTCATTTTTCCTTTCTCTATTAGGCTCTTTCATATATAAAATTTATTATAAATATCGAAAATAAATAAAAAAGAAGAGTACCAAATTAAGGTACTCTTCTCTTAGGAAAGTATGCTTAAACTATATTACAGAGTATTCAAACCTGCAACATAAATTTTTCCATAAAACTCAGGGCGTAGCATTTTCTTAGCATAGCGAGTCAACACACCTTTACGTGGAGTGAAGGTATCTGGATCGTATACAAGAGGAGTCATAATTAGAGGAATGTATGGGGCAAATACAGCACCTGATTCCAAGAATTGTGAACCTTTGTAACCTACAAGAACAGTATTTTCGTTCATGTATGGGTTTTTGTATACTTGATATCTTCCATTAAGCTGACCTGCTTTCTGGATACCAAAGGCATATTTCATTTTAGAAGCATCACCATCAGAAGTTGAAGCAAATCCAGGAATTGATTCCAAGATAGTAGCAACTAGTGGAGAAACTACTAAGAAATTAGCACCACCTCTAAGAGTTTTCTGATGAATAACGTTAGAGATTTTCTGGAGTTTAGTACCAAAAGTTTGGAACCATAAACCTTGTGAGTTATAGTATCCACCTCCGGTTACATCTTTTACAGCAACTCCATTAGTATCAATGAACGTATTGTTTTCAGCTGACCAGTACTCAGTAGTATCTGCTTCAGTGATCAACATATCCAAAATTTCCATATCAATCTCTAAACTGATATATTCACTCATAAGTGAAGTTAATTCAGCTTCGGCATCCAAGTTTTGGTATGCGTTTAGATCTTGTGCAAATTCAGGTGTCCATTGTGCTTTCAATTTACGAGTTTTAGCAACGATGGCTTCTGATCTCATTTGAACATTAAGTTCAGGAATTGAAATAGGGTTGTTATTAACATTAAGAGTAGTGTTTCCATCTTCGAAATCACCTCTTCTATTATCAGTAGGCTGTAGACTATAAGTTACAGTTACGTTGTCACCTTGATTAGGGACTACTGAACCTGATACTAGGAAAGTAACATTCCAGTTTGAACCGTTAGAGGCTACAGTTGTAAATTCAGGCAAGTTAGCCGCTACAGTAAGTAGAGAACCTGAAGTAATAATAAATGAGCGAGCTGCTAAAGGATCAGTGGTAGTTGGAAGAGTTACAGTTACAGTATTGTAACCACCAGCGGCTGCAGAAGCAGAATAGTCAGAATTGTAGTTAAAATTAGACCAATCTGCAGCTCCAGTTGTTGCTGCTACTACAGAAGATGTGTTGTTTACAGAGTATCCGAAACGACCAGCACCATATAGACCACCATCATTAGTGTTGCCAAATGGGAATTGAGCTGATCCGGTTTTACCGTAAAGAGATTCACCTAAAGTAAATGGAGATTTTGTAGTACCATATTTGAAATCTAGGTAGAATGCTAGACCTGAAGGCAAGTTCATTGGTTGAACTGAAACGAATTCTTTCGCTGCAATTTGACCAAATACTTTTCTTACCATTGGAAGAGCTACTCCTGCCCATTGTTCACCAGTACCGGCGGTAAAGCTACCACCTGCTACTCCACCACCTGAAAGTGATGCTTCAGTTACCAATTGTTTGGCTTGGTTTTCAAGAAGAACTGACATATTGTTTTTTTCAATGTCTCCTGATAAACCTTCCAATAGACCTGTTTTTCCCCATTTAGAGGCAAGTCTTGCTGCGTCTGATTGCAAACTATGGTAAGGGTTTGCAGACTCAAGAAGGGTTTGTAAAGTGTTCATTTGTTAAAATTTAAAATTTAATTGTTAATTGTTTTTAATTACTTAATACCAGCTAGTCTTTGCCATCTATGAGTGAAATCAAATGTCTCAACAATAGGTTGTTTAGTTTGTTTAGTACCCATAGGTTTAGATGCAAATCCTAAATTTTCTTTAATTTGACGTGAAGCTGGTTTTGGTGTAAGATTTTCTTTTAGAGTTTCATACACTATTTTAGCTTCTTGTGGGGTTTTAGCTTTGTCAAAGGATTCAATTACTTTTAACTTAGTCTCTTCAGATAAATTTTTACCTTTGAAGATTCGGTTAGTGTATAGAAGTTTAGAATTTAAAAGATTTACTTCATAAAGATCTGAACGAAGTTGTTTAATGGTTTTAATAGCCTCGTCTAATTCTTTTTTGTAGTTGTCTTTTTGTTCTTGTTTTACTTCTTTTTTACCTTTTTCGTGATATGATTTTAATTCATTAATGATTTCTTCTAATTCAACCTCCATATCTTCTTCTTCAGATTCTTCATCTTCCATGTCTTCAACATCTTCCATGTCTTCAACATCTTCCATGTCTTCAACATCTTCAAGTGATTCTTCTTCATCAGATTCCATTTCGATTTCACCAGCTTGTATCATATCTTCAACAACGCTTTTGATAAGATCTTCTAATTCTTCTACAGTCAAATCATCCAAATTGATTTCTTTTTCAGTTTCTTCTTCAGTTTCTTCTTCTGCTTCGTTTAGAATTTCTTCATCTAATTCTTCAAGTGAATTAACTAACTCATCAAGATCAATTTCTTCATCTTCTTCATTAATTGTTTCTACTTCCTCTAGTTCATCTTCTTCTACCTCCATCATGATATCATCTTCATCATACATGTCGTCCATCATTTCAGAAACTTCTTCTTCTTCATAAGATTCCATTTCTTCAAGTTTAGCTCGGAGCATGTCTTTGATGGCAGGAGTAAACGATTCTTCTAGAGCTGCTTTTGCGTTAGCTATTGCTGTTTCACGAATAGCTTTAGCATCAGCGATTGCTTCTTTAAACAAATCTGTGTTTGCCATAATTAATTGTCCTAAATTTTTTTTGGAAATACGTCTATTGATTAATGACGTAATGAGTAATTATTAAATTAATAGAATGCTATATAGAGAAATAGCATATTTGTTAATAAATATATGGGGGTTTTTCAAAATTTAAGAAAAAAAAAAGAAACCCCTACATTTCTGTAGGGGTCAGTCAAAAGATACTATCTTAAGAGGGGTATTATTTTATTAGAGTTTGCAAACTAGATACCGGTTAATGTGCCTGTTTGAACATCAGCCCAAGTTTCGGGGAATGCATCCCAATCTGCCCCAACATCGCCTACACCATATTTTTCTGTTACTTTAGCCCATATTACTTTAAAATCATATTTAGTAACATCATTTTTATTAGCAAAATAATTATCAACCATTCTATTATATTTGTTGATATCATCTTTTGCTTGTCCTTCATAACAAGTATACCAAATCCATTCTTTGATTACTGCTATTTTATCTTCTTTAGATACTTGTTTATTATTTTCATTTAACACTTTAGAAATTTCTTCTTTGATAATTTGTCTTAGTTCTGATTTTTTCATTGGAATAGTTTTATTAATTATGTTTATAAATATTAGAAAATCAAATTTTGCAAACCCCACCCATATTACATATTAGATCAGTAATTAATCTATGTATTTTTTCATTATGAGGAGATTGAGTATAATTATATGATTCATTTAAATTAGTAGGTTTCATAAATGAACCTTGGTTAGAAGGATTAGATACAAAATCCCAAGCCACAAGCTCGAAATCATCTTGCACCTCTAGTGTTTCTCCTATTTGCTTAAGGGAACCCATTCCACGAGAAGAAACCCCAACTGTTACACCATTTTCAAATAAAGTTTTTAATATGTTTCCAGAAGGGGTAGGAAGGATTTCTATTTTTCCAAAAATTTTATCTCCATTCCACCAATATTCAGTAATATTATGAGATACATTTCTAAGGTTAACTATTTGAGAATCTGGGTGGTCTAGTTCTCCTAGAGCTCTGTTTTCTTTAACAAGCTGAGAGTATTTTTTCATTTCTCTTTCCCAAAGCTCTCTTCTATAGTATCTTCCATTTCCGTTTTTTTCTTCAGCAGTGGCTAATAAGCCCTCTACTATAAGATTACCTCGAGGAGAGGTTTTCCCTTCAGTTAAAGATTGAGGTTTAAGTTGAAAAAATTGAGTATCTACTAATAATTGTTTCATAGTATTAATCTAAATCATCCATGTCTTCATCCCCTAGTTCTGGGTCTATTCCGTATTCGATTTTTCTACTTTCAGATTCATAATCTTCATCTTCCCAGTCTAGATTTTCATCTACTACATCTTGGGAATCAGGAACCATATCTTTATCTTTATCAGCAGAAGTTACTACTTTCTTTTTACCTTTTTTTGAAAGTTTCTCCATCATTTTTTCTATTTTGGATTTTTCTTTCTCTAGTAGTTTAATTTCTTTTTGTATTTCTTTTATTTTAGTAGGATTTATCATATCCCCCATATCCATTTCCTCTACAGCTGATATTTTATGATTACGGTCTTCAATTTCTTGTTGGATAGCTTTTATTTTATTTTCTAGGGCTAGAATTTGAGAATCTGCTTCTATTTCTTTTAGGCGAGAATATATTTGTTTAGATTCTTTTATTCCCATTCTTTCAAAATTAAGTAAAGAATTAGATAAATATTGGTCTAATTTTGGTTTAGTTTGTATGGAATTAATATTATTTCTCATAGTATTTTTAGAGAAATCACTAATTCCACTTGTGTCAAGAAAATCTAACATCATTGTTTTAGCTTTAGCTAAATTTGGCTCAGCCCATACTTGTTGTATGATTTTCTCTAGTGCTGATTTTATAGCAATAGTATCAGAGGTAAATCTGTTTTTATTAGGTAATACTTTTCTTTTAGGTTTTTCTGTTTCTTCCTCATTTAATTGCATCCCATTCTCAAAAGAAATAATTGTAGTATCGGAATCATACCAATCAGATACTTTATAGGTACCATCAGGAAGTTCATTAACATGTTGTACTACTCCTTCTCTTGAAGAAATAGCTTCCGCATACTTTACTGCATCTTCATATTCATTAAAATAATCTGATGTTCCATATTCGTTTAGTTCTTCTTTAATAATTTTGTTAATTAGAGAACGTAATTTTAATTCTTTAAGAGAATTTGGGTTTTTATTTTCTCCTAGTTTTACTTTCTCCATTTGATCAGATTTGGAGGGTTTTAAACCAGGAACATCTTCGGTATATCCTATACCTTCAATACCAAACGCTTGGTTTTTGAGATAGTAGTAGGGATCTTGCATTAGATTTTTTATTGCTTTTTCTCTAGCTTTATCCTCTGAAATTTCAGGATTCTTATTTATCTCTATTTGCATACCTTTGAGCATTTGATCAAAGTTTACATTCATAGCAGATACCTTACCATATGAATATGACTTATCATTAAGATCAGTAACAGATTCATCTGATTTTTTTAAATCAGCTTTAACTTCTTCTTTAAGAATTCCTTTATTCTTAAGAATTAGTACTGCATCATCAAATCCATTATATGGGGAAATAAAGTGGGGTAGAGTGAGTTTAGCTTCTTTAAGCCATTGAGCTGAAGGATATATTCCTTTTTTAACTCCTATATATTTTTCTTGTAATGTTTTCATATTAATAAATATTATTTTTTTCTAAATCCTAGTTGAACGGTAGTATTATCTTTTGGATAAACCCCCATAAAAGTTTTATCCTTTATCAATTTTCTCAACATATCCTCATCTATAGATAAACCCCCCGTACCTATAGTAATATAATACATAAAATCATTTTGTTTTATGTTTTCTATATTATTTTTAAGGTATGCTGATTTTATTGTATCTTTTATATGTTCGGGTAGTTTATAGTTATCTATTTCTTGGCTTTCGAAAAGTTGTCTTATTTCCATACCTGATCCTTTAATTTTTTTAGGGACGGGTTTAAATCCCATTTTATAGTAATAATTATGTTTAGCGCCTTTAGCTGTTTTTTTAGGATTAAAAGCAAATTTAGTAGTATATTGTCCACCTGTACCTGGGGTAAAAGTGGCAGAGCCTCCGGTTAAAGAGGTTTCTGTCATTTTATTAATAATAATTTCCTTTATTTTGGGTTTTATTTCATTTAATCTAATCTTGTACAATTGATATTCTTCAGGATAATTTTTTCTTAGATAAGTTCTTATTTGATTCCGAACATAATTTAATTCTTTTGTATTTTGATCAAAGAAATCTTTATCTTTTATATCTAATGAAGATATATTTTGTAATGCTTTAAGAGATTGATTTAAATAATCTATTAGTTCCCCAAAATTAGGGACATATATTACTTTATCAAACCCTGTTTCAGGATCAGGAATAAATTTAGATTTTATACCCCAACTTTTAGACATTTTTTAATTCTTCTTTTAATTCAATTAATTGTAATAAAGAAATAACATCAGTATCAGTTACTTTTCTGTTTTTGTCTATTTTAGGAATTAATGTCTTAATTTCTTCTAATTTTATTTTCAATACTTTATCATCTATATTTTTGATTTGTTCTGATATTTCTTTTTTTAGAAGAATATATTTTTTAGTTATAAATTCTTTTAATTTTTCTGTATTAGTTATATTATGAATATATTCTTTAAGTACTATTTTTTGTTCTGGGTTAAAAGAGTCATATTTAATATTAAATTTTTCTAGTAGTATTTTGTATGTTAAAGCTTTTAAATCAGGTTCAAAATTAGAATATTCTTGGAGAACAGAAGAATAAGATGAATTTTTAAGGGTTTTATTATTAGTAAAATATTCTAATAAAGTAAGTTTATTATCTATTATCTGAGCAGGGCTAGTAATCTCATTAATAGATGCGGCCTCAAATAAAGTATATAGGGCAGCATATTGTTTATAGTTTTCTAAATTAGATTTAAAAAAAACTTCTATATCATAATATTCTTTAATTTCTTTAATTAAATCATATTTTAATTTACGTAGTTTTTTTCTATTTAATTTTTTAGAAGTTTCAATTAAAGTATTTAATAAAGATTCAGCTTTACCCTCAGTTAAGATTTTAGGATTAGATATAAATTCATATAATTTATATTCCTTTCCTAACTCTGTATTAGAAAAATATTTTTCTATTAAGGACAAAGTTTTAGGTTCCTTTTTATTGAGGATATCAGAAGTAATTTGTCTTACTAGTAATTCATAAATAATACCAGTATTTTTTATTTTAGAATGTTTTATTCTCATTATAAGGAGTATATCTATTAATAAATATTATTAAATATTTAAAGATTTCGAATGTTTTTTTCTTTTAGGTATTCTGCTTCTTTATTTTTAGATTCAAATATCATTTTTTTATCATCTAAATTAGGTAAATGATTTTTTATCCTTTCATATTCTTTTTTACTTTCTAAAGCTAAAGGAGATACATTTTGAGGATCGTTATAATCTCTTTTCATACCACTTACTCCTAGTCTATCTCTTCCAAAATTATCTTTTTGGGTATTTCGGTTTGAAATTTTTTCTTTAGGTCTTCCTAATTCTGGTTCTTCCTCATTATATCCTTTAGGAATATTATTTGAATTAGTTTGATATCTCCCCTGCCCATATAAAGAGGCTAAATCATGAGGAGTACCATATGATTTTCCTGATTCGGCAGGATCATTTCCTTCATTCTCTATTTGAGTAAGTCTAAATTCTCGTTTTTTATCTTCTCTTACTAAGTCTCTCATCTCATCATATTGTTCCTCACTTAAACGGAATACATTATCATAAATCCAATCAGAAGAGAATAGATTAGATTCTTTCATTGCATTAGCTAATTCCATTTTTTCTTTAAGTAAAGCTACGCGTTCTTGATCATATATGATAGAGGGAGAAGTTAAAGATAATTCAAAATTTACTAATTGTTCTGGTTTATATCCTTGTGTATATAAATGAACTAATGCTATTTTATATAATTCTGATACAATAATACGTTGGATTCGTTCTATAGTGCGGGCAAATCTAATATCTTGAGCAGCTAAAGTTGCTTTACCATCAGTAAACTGATCATATCCCATGAAAGCTTTAGGAACTTTTAATGCTGCAAATAATTTATCCCTAAGATATTCTACATCCGTTATCCCATCATATTGTAAACCTGGGGTAGTATCTATTTTGGTAGAAGTATCATTTCCCCTTACAGGAATGATAAAATCTTCCATCATATTTTGAACATTGAATTTTAAATTATAGTCTCCGGTTTGTTGATCTATATATGGTTGACGTTTTAGGGCAGATACTTGTTTTTCTACAAAAGCATCTACCTCTTGTGGGGGTATTGAACCTACATTTAAATAAAATATACGTTTTTCTGGGGCTCTAATAATACGATGCAATAGCATAGCATCCTCCATTAATGTGTATTGTTTAAATAGTTTTCGAGCTGGTTCTATATAGCTTCTTCCGTATGGTAGGTAATTAGGGTCGGCGGTTAGCCTGAAATGAGCTACCTCATAATTATCAAAATAAATAGCGGTTTGGTCATTTTGGCCTATTCCTCCGTAATATCCCCCTCCGGCTAAACCATCAGGGTCCATTTTAAATCTTACTGAGTTTGGATTTTCTTTATCATATGCTTCTTCTCTAGACATATTATATGCCGAGTATGGTATGATATTATATACCCCATATTTTTCGGCTATTTCTAATTTTAGAAAAAAATCTCCAAATTTAGCCATAGAACGAACCCATGACCACAAATTAAATTCTATATTTAATATATCATAAAATAAATTATATAGAGTTTTCTGTATGTTTTCATCAGTAGATCTAATGGTTAATACCTCTCCCATTTCATTCTTAAGAGTAGATTCATCAGCTACAATGTCTAAGGCAGAAGCAATAATGGCATCAGTATCCATTGCTTCATAATCTGAATAAAGTTGAGTTCTTAGTACTTGATAGTTTAATGCTGGGTTATAGATAGGACCCGCATTAGTAGTACGAAGTCTAGTAAATCTATCTACTAGAGAATTGGTGCGGATTTCTCCGGATTTTTGTATTTGATTTACATCTAAAACTTTAAGTTGATTATCTCCTACATTTCGTATAATAACATCTGTAGAAAATAATCTTTTTAATCTAGGAAATAAGGTTTTGTCTGCCATTAAATGTGTTTAATAGTTTTATTATAAATTTATTATAAATATTAAAGAAGCCAACGTAAATCTTCCATTCCTCCTTTAATATCTATACTATATGGGTTGTTATTTGATTTATTTATATTATACGCTCCTCCTTGGCTATAATCACTATTTCTTCTAATATTCCCTAAAGCAGCTCGAGTTAATTCTAATCCTTGTTGTCGAAATTTTAGTGAGGTATCTCTAATATACATTCCCATACTCATAGCCATAACTAAGTCATCATTATAACCATTTTGAGATTGAGCTTTTCCATTTTTCCAAATAAAAACTTTTAATTCCTCTAATAAACGTTTTGATCTTATAGTTAATGATTTTTCCCTAATATAAGATTCTAATTTACCTATCATAAGAGGACGAGTACGAACAGATGTTATAAATCCAGGAATTAAATTATCTTTTTCCCATTTTTCCAAATAAGATTGAGCACTATCTGCTTCTGTTCTTGGGGAATAATATAAATTAGAATATCCTCTATCTAATATCTGTTGTATAGAGGCCCATCCTACATTTGCATTTTCTACTACTAACAAAGCATTATTGTATTCAGTTCCTATACCCACAAGAATATTACCATAATCCTTAGTAGAGGGTTGTCCCTTAAATTCAGCCACTTGAGTATTTGATTCTATATCTATAACATGAAAGGCCGAATAATCTGAACCGTCTCCTCGGGCAACATCCGCTACTACAGCATAATCTTTAGTATAATCAGGATATTCCCATATCCATAAATTACCACCCATTCCTCTTTTTTCAATAGGGTCTTCCTGAGTTGTTTGAGAATACCATTCTAATAATTCTAAATCTATTACTGAGTTTCCAGATGCTAAAAAAGAACAATCACATTCTTGGGCTGCTTGTTTAGGGCCTAAAATTTTATCTTGTTCATCTCTCCAAGCTTGATTTCTTTCAGGGTGGATATCCCAGGGTAATTTTATAGGTATAAATTTACTATCAGGGTCAGTTTCTGCTTCTACCCAAGTTTTATGAAACCAATTACCCGTTCCATTAGGAGTAGATAAGGCTATGGCAGATCCTCCAGTAGCTAAGGTTTGTTGTGCCGCGGTCCATACATCTCCTATATTATCAATAAATGCGGCCTCATCCATTATGAGTAAAGATGCTGCCTCAGATCTACCAGCATCACTTGCCTTAGATGCAGCTTTTATTTGTGAACCATTAGAAAGACGAAGAGTTAAAACATTATTTTCAGGAGTATCTATTTTGAGCCATGATGGTAATGCCTGATAAGCGAATCTAACTTTAGTGACTAAGTTTTTAGCTGTTTCTCTTTTGGTTGCTAATACTAATATGTTTTTATCATTATGAAATAACATTAACCATAATGAATATCCTGCTACAACTGTTGATATACCTAATTGTCGTGATTTATTAATTATACTATATTTATTATCTGTTTGATTTCTTTGCAAAAGTTTTAATGTGGCTTCTTGGAAAGGATACAAATAAAAGGGAATAGTACCTCGTTGAGGATGTTGAATTTTAACATATTTTTTCATAAAGTGTGCAGGATCACTTGCACATTTTATGTATTCAAGTTGAATATGTTTTTTTATTAAAGCCTCTTGAGACATATTTGTTATTTTTATATAAATATATCTGAATCCAGGGGATTATAAATTTAAAGGGAGATTTTTCTCTTTAATATTGACTTTAAATAAACGAAATTGAACACCCATTCCTATATTTTGATTAAAAGGAGAATAATATAGAGTAAATAATTGCCCATAAGGGTTTCTGTATGTTAAGTCTAACCCTAATTGGATTTTATCTCCTATAAACCCCACTTTTGGGCCAGCATATAATTCATGAGGATTTTGAATTATAGTTATTTTTTCTCTTATTATAGGAATATTTAATTCATATTTAATATCCTGATGAATTAAAGTATTTTGGGAAATAGTATCTGTTATAATGAGTTTTAATGTGTCTCCATATTGGTATATTTGAGTAAAGGCTTTTATTGAAAAGTAATCACCCAAAACTTCAATTGTATCTATTTGTTTTATAGTATCCCATTTAGTCTGTTTAATAAAAACAGGATAAGGATCTTTAATTGAGTCGGTTTTAGTTATTGTTATGTATGTAGTATCTCTCTCTATAGTTATAGATGGATCTTGAGAATTAGGTTTGGAACATTGATTTTGTAAAATCAATAACCATATTAATACTCCAATTATTATATATTGATAATTGATTTTCATAGTTTTATATAATTTAGTATTTGAGATATTCTCTCTTCTGTAGATCCTTTTAATACTCCATAATTTTTTATTGAAAGGAAATTCTCTTTTATAAAATATCTAATATATTTATCTATTTTATCTCTATAAATAGGATCTGTCTCTCTAATTGAATTATCTTCAATAGGAATACCTTCAGGAGATATATAAAATATCCAATCATATTTAGATACAAATTTAGAGGCATATAATTGAAATATATTTTTATCTGCAGAAGATAAAGATTGAGCCGAGTTTGTGAAAGCTATAACATCTATTATTGTTCTGTCAGTTAAAAGGTTAGAATTAAATAACTCTGATACTCTTTCTGCTAAAAACATAGTTTGTCCCTCTAGAGTAGAATCTGTATTTAAAGGAATTCCTAAATCTCTTAAATATTTTGAACGTTCAGTTGCTATAAAATAATCTTTAAATTGAGGTAATTCTTTTAAAGAATTAACAAGTGTAGTTTTTCCTATACTGACTGTGCCTGTAAAACCTATTCTCATAAATTAATTTCTGTAATCGTCTAGTAAATTTTTCATTGATTGGTTTTTATAGTAAGGTAAACCTTCACGTTGAGATAAGATTTCATTCCAATCATTATAATCATATAAAGTCCCATAAAGATAATATTGTTTTTTCAATTCACAATTTTCTTCTATGGGTTCTATTGC